AATTTATTTTTAACTAATGATGATATTTTGTGTAATATAAATTATAACTGTATATATAATCCAAAAGAAAAAGGAGAAGATAAATGTGAATCAACAGAAGTGTCAAAAGATAGTCTAGTGAATACCGCTTTAAAAGATATTCTAGACCAATTTGATAAAAATTATAAAATGTCAAAAGAAGAATTAAATACCCACATAAATAAACATCTTAGTTATTTTAAGACCATTTTTGATAAAATTACAAGTCTAAAAAGAAAGCAATTTTTAAAGTATACAATTAAACAATATGAATTAGGATTATCAGTTGCAGATGAAATAAAAGAAAGAGTTGTTTCTCCTTATGTTAAATTACGCGATTTAATAATGGGACAAAATGATATCGTTAAAAAAAATGCAGATATAATTAAATTTGTTAGCATATATTGTCGTGAAGGTAATAATGAAATACCAAACATTCACGATGGTGAAATGGAAGACGAATGGTGGTTATATTGTAAAAAAACAGACACAAAATTGTTGCCAAAATTTGTGTATATTTTAGCGAGCACATTTGTAACCAAAAACAGTCAATATGAAGATGTATTAGATGAATTAAAAAAAACAATCGGTAAGCGTTCAGATAATGGAGATGCGTGGGTGGATGTGCATAGTGGAGAGGTAATATGTTATATAGATTTTGATGTATCAGAAGGATATACTGATGGTTTCGTAGATAAAAGCAGGGATATTTTGGAAAAAGACGCAAGTGTAACAATTATGGAACAACGTAAAGAAAAGAAAAATAAGAGACTAAGTCGTGAAGGTGAATTAGTATCTAATATAGTAAGCATTTTATCTACAAATATGGGAATAAATATAGAACAATCGAGAGATTTCATAATAAAAGTAGTAACAGAGTTAATAAATAATACAAGTATTTTAGAAAAGGAAGTAGTGTATAAAAAAAGAGAAGAGGAAGCAGCAAAGAAGGGGAAAGTCATACCAACATATGCGCAAGTATATAGTTCTATGTTAATGTTTTTATCACTTGGAATGTATTTAATAGCGGTCCAAACAAGTATTCCTTCAATAAAAACACGGAAAACGATGCCCGGGTGTGTACGTTCATTTTCGGGATTCCCATTTGAAGGTGAAGGTGATGATAGTGGAGTAAATTATTTAGCGTGTGTTGCATTCAAAAGCAAAGATACAACAACTATTCCTTGGAATTCTTTATCCAGATTAAATGAAGAAAAAATAGCGATATCTATAAAATCAGTCATAGTAAAATATTTGCTACCTTATTCAGAAGTGGAACAAAAAATAAAAGAAACAACCGAATATTTATTATTAAATCCAGTTCAAAACATACCTGAGGAATATAATTTAAATAAATGGACAAACTTCTTACCTCCATTAAAACGTTTTCATGTAAAACATTTAGATAATATAACAAGTGGGTTTACTGAAGAATTGCAGAGAAATTTATCAACGGGTAGCAAAGAACTATTAGAAAAATTGTTAGTTATAGATTCAAAAATAATAGCATATTCTTTGGCAATTCAAGAAGAGATTCAAAAATTGGTAGAACATAAGAATTTATTATTAAAATCAGCAAGTCAGTTATTTATAGATAACGCTTGCTGTAATGAGCCTGGTAGCACAAATGTAACCACATTACAATACTTTATAAAAGAAAATAATAACATAGAATTATATAATAATATAGTAACAAGTTTAACTTCTTTGAATCGGGATATAAAAATATTGACTGAGAGTGCAATTATGTTATCAGATGTTGACACTAAACGAATTTATCCTATGCTTTCAAATGAATTTAGTCAAGAAACCATATATCAAGCATTTATAACACTATGTAAATTTCAATCATCTGTTCCAATAGGCGAAGAATTGGTTCCGCTCTGTGGGGATAAACCGGATTACCTTAAAAAGATGGATACTCTTCAGGAAAAGATAGAGAAACTAAAGAGAGATGGTAAAAATTATAATAAAGAAACATTTTTAAAATTGTTTCAAATAGTAAGCAGAAATAATATAATAAAAATGTCTCTATCTAAAGATAGTTATAGTTGCATAGATAGTTTGAATAAAGTATTAGATTTTTTGGATAAAGAGGATAATGATTTTGTCCCAAAATCTTTTACGCAAAAATTGGAAAAAATATCGGAATCCTATGATGTACTATTAGACAAAGATAAAGAAGATAACGAAGATATGCGAAGTTTAAAAAATTATCTCCAGATATCCAATGATAAAATGAGAAAAGGTATAATAGAATTTATTAGGACAAAAAGTAAAGTAGGTGGAGCAGAATTGAAAAATATAACAAATTTTTTGAATGACTTGACATTATGGAAATTTGATAAAAATGTAAGAAACTCTAATATAAAAATATCAGACGATTCGATGTATAATTACATCAATTTTTTCAAGAACTTTATAGCGTTAATATCAGTTGTTTTTCCTTCGATGATAATAAATCAGAAGTTACAAACTATAGACCCTCCTAAATATTGGGGTATTTCAAGAGTTCATGCAGACGATATACGTTTAATGGTTTCAAATTTTTATAGTCCAATAGAGAATTTTTATGGTAATATCACAATAAAAAATGTCTTAAACGCAATATTGACTAAAACTAGAGGTATTTATTTGCTATCTATTACTACTCCTGCACTAACAAATATAAAAATGGGGGAAAAAGAATTATATTCAGTATTTGATAAAAGAACAACAACATTATTATATGAATATTATTTTTTTAGTATATTAAATGAATATATGAATTTGACAAGTGATTTGTCAATGGTAACAAGAATGTTAGTAATTCCCGAAAAAGATGATTCGGATTTGTTTAGTTCAGATTTTTTGATAGAACAACAACTACAATTATCACCATCAGAATCAGAATTTGTTCAAGGGGATGTTACAAAATTAAGACAAGATGTAGCCAAATTGTTAGTATCCTTTATAAATATTATGATGCGCTCAAAAAAGACATTAAATTTGTCATATGATGATGTAAATGATAAGGTATTCAAATCAAAAGAAGCAGAAAAATATGATTTTACTGATAAATTAAAGGATATGTCAGAAGACCAAAGAGCGGTAGATACAATTTTAAAGCATCATAAACTGGGTTCATTGTATAGCATAGGATTATCAAAAGGAATAAAAGAATATGATCCAGACAATTTTGACCATGATAAAATTGTAGCAGAAAAGGTGGCAGAAATACAAAATACATTAAAGAAAAAAGGTAATTTAGGCGCAGATGATGTAGATATAGATGATGTTGTAGAAGGAGATGCAGATGTTAGAGATATGGATATAGATAATGCTATGGAAGAAATTCTAGAATGTAATTTAAATGATGGGAATGATGAAGACCCTTGGGAAGAATTAGATAAAGATTATGATTAAATATATATGTGTAAAAGATAAATGTATAAATACATAAAGTATATATTATTATAAAAAAAAGTAATAATAATATATATGTTAAGAACATTTACAAGAAATAATACAACTTTAGTATCAATAATAATATTTTTAATCATTTTTGGTTCAATACATATGTTGCAACCGGCATTTTTGTATAATCGAGATGGTTCACTAAGGGATTTTGGTGTGGGATATAAAAATAAAACAATATGTCCATTATGGTTATTTTCAATCATTTTAGGAATATTATGTTATGTATTTGTCCTATATTATGTTAGTTATCCTCGAATTAATTATTGATTTATGAAACCACATAAGTGGTAGAATTATTTATTTCTTCATTTACAGTGGCTTGTGCTTGTTCCTCAACATATGCATCATGGTCTGCTTTGATTTGGTCAACGCTTTTAATACATCCTCTAGTCGCTAAATTATAATACACAATAGATGAGATTAATATAGAGGTATAAATATACCAAAACGCTTCACCAATGTTTTCTTTTAATGCTACTAAATCAAGTAATTGTTGTTTTATCGTTTCATTTTCAAATGAGTTAGGAGTCATCAATGGTTTTAGTGTATTCCATACATCAAAGAAATTTTCGGAATTCATTTGATTAATCAGTATAGATTTATTACCGCATATTTTAACGATCGCTTCCGCCGCTTTTGTTAGTTCATTCTTTTTATTAATATCGGATGTATTATCTATCATTTCATTTAAATCAGTTCCCATTAGTATAGAACCGAATATTTCATTAGCACCTCCCGCTACAACATAATAACCAATTACATCGGAAAATGCGGTTTTAAACCCAGGAAAAATGATAAGTACAGCAATCATGACACCAAATATAAGAACCCATGGTATTATTGTAAATACTGCAGCGGCTCCAATATTTTTATCAAGAGAACCGCCACATTTAGCCATTAAGTAACCGATGTTTAAAACTAATTGTGTAAATACAACAACTCCTAGATAAAATGCTAAACTTTTCATACTTTGTGTATAATAATTTGTTTTTGCTTGTTCGTCAATTAAATCAGTTAATTTTAATTGAGGTTTACCTATACTAGGAAATGCAAAATAGCAAATAGTTATAATTATAAAAAATAACAATGATTGTAAAGATATATCCATATAGATAATTGGTATAATTTTTTTTTGTTTTTTACAAACATTTAATAATGAGTGATTACAATAGACCAATGCTTACAGAACCAGGTGTTAAATTTTTTTTAAATGAAACACTCAAACAATGTCATGCTTTTAAAGAAAAACACAATAATATGCTATTTAATGTAGGTATGTTAATAGGATTTTTTATAATTTTAGGAATATTATTATTAAACAAATACAAAGGGAAACTAACAAAAGAAGAAATAGAGGAAAAAGAATTGCAAAAAAAACAATATATATTATCTAAAATAAGAAATTTTCAAGACGCTAAACTAAGAGCACAACAAGAATTAATAACCGGATTGCCTCATTGGGAAAATGAATTTGATATTATTAATGATAATCCTATAAAGAGATTAAATCATTGAAAATACATATTAAGGAAGTGAAAAATTATTTGTTATATATTTGTTATATATTTGTTATACTTTGTTATACTTTGTTATACTTTGTTATACTTTGTTATACTTTGTTATATAAGTTTGTTGTAAAAAGATAAAAGTGTCGGAATAAATATATAAATATAATTTATAATGAGTGAAGAAAATGAATCCCCTAATCCTAGTTATACGTTATCAAAACAAAGTTCAGAAAGTAAAATATATTCTTCTAGTTCTACTAAAGATAGTCAAAGTCGTAGTGTAAACCCTATTTTAATTTCAAAAAATACATCAAGTTCCGAAGAAAAACAAAAAATGACTCCATATGAAGCAATAGGTGAATTTTATAGATTAAAAAATAAATATGAAAGCGTATATTATGATAAATATATTAAACCAATTTTAAAAAAAAATAAATCCAAAAAAGAAAAACGTGTGGATTTTTCAAAACTACCTAAACATAATTGTATCAATTGTAAAGAAAATGTTGGAACTATTTTTAATATTTCTCATGATAAAGAAGAACTGGTTCGAAAATTTGTAGTAAAATGTGGTAATTTGAGTAACCCTTGCCCTTTAGATATACAGATTACATGTGGTTACAGACAACAATTTGATAATGTAATTAATGTTGGATTAAAAATTCTTGAGAGTATTAAATTAGATATAATTAAACAAAAAAACGATGCTCTTTTTTTCAATGAAAATGTGGTTACAATATTTGAAGAACTAACGGAAAAACTAAAAAAAGAACTAGAAAATACTGGTTTTATAATTGAGACTAATATATTGAAAAATAATAATCCTGAAAAAAAGGCAGTGTTAAATAAGACAATCGATGAATTTGGTAAAGGGTGTATAATTCCATTTAAACAAATGGTAAATGAATTTATGGAAACAAACGATGAATTAAAATTAAATCAAGCGATAAATTTTTATATTAATGAAATGGTTCCCAAGTTAAAAGAGATACAAAGTCTAAAATATAACGTTAATTATGTTGAATATCAAGAAAACTATAGTCCAACTGATTCTATTAGAGATATATATAAATTAATACAATTACCTAATTCTTTAGAAAATACAGAAACATCTATTGGACCAGATGATAAAGTAATAAAGTTTGTAATGGGTATTAAGAAAGGTAAAAAGACTAAAACAATAAAATTAGGTGATTCTGGTGCAAAAAAAACCAGAAAAATAAGACCAAATGCTGACTTTATAATTGAGGGCGAAGAGGAAGACGACATGACTAAACTCGTAAGCAAAGAATCATCAGAAGGTTTAGAGGGAATTCCAGATTTTAATGCACCAGGTGGTGTCAAATGGAATAATGAAAAATATAATGAAATATGGAGACGATTACCAAGTAAATTAAAGAATGTATTGGAAACTGATGAAGAATGGTTGCATGAATATGTTAAAAATTGTGTTGCAACCAAAAATAATAAGCAAGCATGTAGACTATTTTTACCAAAACAAACTATAATACCTCCAAATAAAATACAAGATGGAAACTATGATTTTGGCGTAGATTTGGTGAACAATATATTTAACAAATTAGATAAACAAGTTAAAGATTCTTTGTTAACATGGACTGAAGAAAAATATGCTGAAAGTAATTATGAATCATTTAGAGACCTATTAGTATCGCTTTTGGAGAAAGCATTGAAGATAGACAAATATACATATGGTTATGGATATAATTAGTGTGTTTATAAAAATAATTAATAATGTATATTTTGTAAATAAATATTATTATTATATATAATGCTAATTAATTATATATCATTACCGGTATTTTTAACGAGTTTTGCAATAGGATTATTTTTTGTATATATTTTAGGACCAGAATCAAAAACAATATATGTATATCCGACTCCGGAAAATTATGTAAAAACTCTTTATAAAGATAATGCGGAACAATGTTTTCAGTTTAAACCAATGGAAACTAAATGTCCTATAAATCCTTTATCAATAAAAACTATTCCTATACAAAAATAAACATTATTATTTGTTTACATTTTGTTACAACTTTTTTTAAAAGTATAATATAAATGTATTTGGATAAATTTGTTCATACTAGCACCGGTAGAATAGTAATGTCAGTTATATTGGGTTTGGGTTTAGCGACGTTTTTTAGAGCAATATGTAAAGGAAAACGATGTCGAGTTATTGCATCTCCTCCATTGGAAGAAATAGAAGACCAAATATACAGATTTGATGATAAATGTTATAAATTAGAAAAAAATTCAGTTAAATGTGTTAAATCGCAAAATATAGTAAAAATTGCGTAAATTTTATAATAAGATGAATCTTTAGATAATATATGTCTGAAATTAATACAACAAGTATAAATGATTTACCTACGGACCCCTCTGCAGGTGGTTCTGTGGGTGGAAATGTAAATTTAGTAATAAACGAACAACAAAATACACCATTTCCTGCAAATAATATGACATCTAATAATTCCGGTACAAGTTTATCATTAGACCAAAGTACTATTAGTCAAATAGTAAACGGATTGCAACAAGCAAGTTTAGCCGGAGCAACAACATTACCTAGCAGAGATATTCCTTTACATACAGAACAACTAACACAAGACGCTCAGGTTCAACCAAATTATGTGCCTGTACCTGAAATAAGAGATTATATAAATGACAGCGATGATGATATAAATAATTATTATAGAAAGGAAAAAATGGATAATTCTTTAGACGCTATTTATGATGAATTACAGGCACCTTTATTATTATCGGTATTATATTTTTTATTTCAATTGCCTTTTTTTAAGAAAACGATATTTAGATATTTGCCATTTTTATGTCATTCAGACGGTAATTATAATTTCAATGGATTATTGTTTGTATGTGCTTTATTTGGATTTATATATTATTCGTTATCAAAAACAGTAAGAAATTTTAGTAGATTTTAGTATTACGTATAATAAAATTAGAATTGAAATATAAAAATATTTAGTTATAATGTTAAGATATTATATAATGTTAACATTAAAAGAAATATCGGTATTTCAAGCGGACTTAATAAAATCTTTTGCAATCTTTTATTTATTATTAGTTGGAAATTATATAGGAGGCAGTTTATTTGCATGTTATGAGATAAATTACATAAAAACACACAAATGGTTTCAAATAACTCTTTCATTTTTATTATTTTATTTTTTAGTAATACTCGTTTCAGATACTGGTAAATTAGAATTTACTCCTCCAATAGAAAAGTTAATAAATTCTTTTATTTATTTTATAGGATTTTTATTTGTTATGCGTGTAGATATGAAAATCACTTTAATTGTTTTATCTTTGATTTTTACTATTTATTTTATAGAATTGAATAAAAGTTTTTATTTAGATAAAGGTAATGACATACATAGTCAAATAGACCAAAGTATATATGATGATAATAAATATTGGATTACATTAAATTGGCCTTTTAGAGTGCGTTTATTTCCAGTAAATAATGAGATTTTTAAAACTATAAACAAAATAGAATCATTATTATATTATATAATTGTATTCTTGTTAGTTATTGGTGTAATATCATATGGCGGTGAAATACACGATACAGTGAAAAAATCAAAAAATTTGACATGGTTAGATGTAATAACTGATACTAGTGTATGCAAATTGAAAGATAGAAAGGGATTCATACATTATTTGAAAGTAGGATTAGGTATGAAATTGTAAACAGTTTATATATGAGTTATAAGTTGTAATGCGTTATTTATACTATATATATGTGGTCTTTTAAATGGTGCTTCTGCTTTAGTACAGTCAAAATTTAAGACAACATTCAATATATTTTCTGGAACACAATTATTATAAAATGCTCCAAATAAATTGCCTACTATTTTAGCATTTGTATCAGTATCTCCTCCACACATCAATACTATTTGCATAGACGACATGTAATTATAACAGTGTATGTTTTTTACGAAATAAATAACAAAAATAAATGCATGTTTAACATGTCCTTCATTTTTTACAGAATCGTATGAATTTAGATTTGTTAGTTGCATTGCTTCTGTAAACCACGATAATATTTTTTCATTTTTAGAAATAATATTTTTAGTTTCTTCTAGCAAATTTAATACATCAATCGTTATATTAGATATTCTGTGGTATAATATTTGTGAAATTATAAAACAATATGCTCCAGTAACTAATTGCGTATCTTTTGAATAATGAGTCAATGAAGCATCTGATTCCGTCATACCTAAAATAATATCTATTGGTTTGCCTATACAATAAACCGCAATGGGAATACAACGCATTAAAGATCCATTAGATTCTGAATATTCATTAAATTCAAAAGCATTATTAACCATATCTTCTGCATTTTTAGATCCCATTAGAGCATTTCTTGTTGTCATACCAATATCAAATGGAAAACTATTAAACCATTCTATGTATCTTAGAGCAATATGTTCAATTGGAAAAAACTCTTCATTTTTTCCATCTATCAAGCCCATTAACAAACAAAGTTCCATTTCTGAATCATCTGTATATTGTCCTGGATTTGCTCCGGAAGAATTATTGCCTCTAAAATGAATTGCGTCAATTACATCATTTAAGTCTATTTTTTTGTTTCTAAATTCTAATCTGGCTCCGATAGCATCAGCGCACCATCCGGCTAAAAAAGTATTTAATATAATTTTACTTTTATCCATATATTATAATTGTTTGGATTTCTTTAAATTATTATAATATATTTATGTAATATTGATATAAAGACATAATAATATTATGTGTTTATAATTTTTACACCTTTGGACATTTACACCTTTTAACATCAACAAGTTTACGCAAACGCCGACTATTTATAATGTTTTAATAAATGCATCAATGAATTTTATTTTTTCATCATTATTAATAAAAAATACATCTTTGTCCATTTTATACCAAATTACTGTATTGTTTTTTTTTAATACTTTCATAACCTTCAATAAAATCATCTTCGTTTAGTATTTCATAATCATCAATACAAGTTCCAAAAATACAGTTATTTAAATCCAATACTCTAAGTAAACTTCCATAAATATCAGGTTCCAATTTAATTTTTCTTGTTATTTCAAAATCATACCCAAAAAAATCAAAATAACCATAATCAAAATCACCATACTCAAAACAACAACCAATGTCAATAAAGTATTCGTGATTTTTTTTATAAAAAATAAAAAATGTTTCATCTAATTCATCATTTTTTCCATACATAAATCTCATATTTCCGTTAATGTCATCATTAAATTTCCAAATTAATCGATTTTCATAGGAACCCAAAAATTTATTAATTCGTTCTTCCATTTTACTATATATGTATGGAGTAAAATGTATTTATATTGTTTCTTGAATGCAATAAAATGATATTTTAAATGTGCAAAGGTGTAAATCTTCAAGGGTGTAAATTATATAATTTATTAAAAGAAAATCCCGCGTTTCTTTCTTGTTTTCCTTTTTTTCTTATCCCTTTTATGTCTTGATTTTTTGTTAGTTTGTTTCTCTTCTTTTTTCTCTGTTGGTCTATATCTTAAAAACCACTCCTCATATTCTACATCATTTTTTTTATCTTTCAATTGTATATATTTTTCCGCTTTTTTGGCACGCATTTCTTCAATTGTTTCTTGATGTCCCATACAATTAATACTAAAACGTCTTAGCAATCCCTTTTGTGCCAATCTATTTTTTTCTTGAACTTCAAATAAATACGTTGACATACATAATATGCGTGCCTTATCATAATATGGTCTATTTGCATACAAAAATGCTAACCAAAAACTCAACATAGTATCAATTGTCGCTATCTTAATATTATAACCACCCTCTTTAATAATATTATAACTGTGACATGCTAAAGGTTCATATATAAATGCAACAGTATCGTTCCCTACTTTTATTTCATAATGTGGAGCGATTATTTCTCCAACACCAGGTCTTTTAAGTATTTTAACATTTTTAACATCTATATCCGCTAAACGCTCTTTTACTATTTGTGCTGTTAACATTGGTTCTTCAGATAAAACATCAAAATCGGGTATCTTTTCTAGTTTATGCCTCAAATTTTTAGGCATATAGTGTGAATATAATGATAATGCATTTCCACCAAAAAATACTATCCCTTGGTCTATTAATGTATTTTTTACATTTTCATATATTTTATCTGCATTTTCAGCATTCTCCATTTTTCGTTGAAAATCAATTTTAGAACATTCTTTTGAAGTAAGGGGATAATTTTTGTTCAAAAGCGTCAACCTCTTAAGTACTTTTTCCCATCTTGATACATCCCCCGCTGGTCGAGATAATTCTAAATACATTCCCATACGAAGCAAATTAGGCGGAGCATACATTATTCCCGCTACTTTTATTGCCTCGCTTTTAATTGCCTTAAATAACTCCTTAGGAATAAACGTAATATCGGCAACAGGAATAAAATTTACATATACTTTATATGTTCCATGATGTTGTCCCGATTTTGCTTCAACTTCTTCAAACCCATTTTCAACATAAATATCAACTAATTCCTTAGAATCTTGTAGAGCATTAGAACTATAAAAATCATAATCAGGAATTTCTATATCTTTATTATAAAATTGGTCTTGTTTTGGTAATATATTATTAATCGCAGTACCTCCATAACAAATGAGTTTTTTCTTTCGTAAAAAATTTTCAACAATATTGATTATGCGTTTGATTTCGGGTGAATTTGCTGTTTTTCTACCTTGTATTTCTTCTGCTTTATCGACTGCTTGCCTTAATATAGCTAATTCGCAATCCTGAAATGTCATTTTTTTATCGCATATATCTTTCATATATATACCTTTAGAAAAGGTTTTATTAACCTTGTGGAAAATATTCTTGAAATAATCTAATACTCGTCATATTTTTTTTATAATAATCAATAACCTCATTTTTTTTATTATCATCCAGTCTTCCTAGGAATAAAATCAAAAAGTCGAACGCACGTCTATAATCGTGTTTATTTATAAAATTATCAATGTGTTTTTTTGATTCTGAAATATATTTATCTTGTTCAATGTTTTCCATTATCATATATTATTGATATTATATCTATATTGTTATACTATTATATTAATATAAATACTATTTTAGATTTCAAATTTATAGAAATCTGATTGAACTGTTCTAGTTGCAAATGATAATTCGGGGTTTTGTGGTGGTGGAGCAGGAACAGTAACTGGAATATAACGCAAACGCTCCGGTTTTAATACAAAAGCGTACCCATTTTCATCAAAGAATAAATTATTTTCCTCCATTTCCGTATCCATTATTTGATATCTCATTGCTAAAAGTTGACAACCACATTCTCTCATAACAATTGAACTTGGATTATCTGGATTTGAACCTTTATCAGGCATACCTATTGTTATATTTTGTCTATTAAATTCTATCAACTCTTGTAAATCAGGAGTATATTTAATATCATAATAATGAAGCGCTCTCATAAATACTGAATTACTTGTCATATTTACAAATTCGTAAAATTCAGGAACTTCTAAAAATGTCGTATTACTTCGTTCTACTATTATTACAACTTTGCCTTTCAATTTCCTTATATCTACTGTTCCGAAATTTTGTCCATAATATTCAAAACCATAATCTTTAGGCATCAAAATATTTTCATAATTCTTTAAAAGTATAGCAAAGTTCTTATACATATCTTGATTTGTACTCTTAATACGTAAATGTATTATAATTGGGTCTAAAGCATTTGGAGCGGTAGAAGTCGCAAACGCGTAATCCCTTATAATATTCATTACATCTCCAAAATATATGTAATTAAATGTTTCCTTAACATAATAACTATCACTTGTAGATGTAGCGACTACTGGTTTATCATCAATCGAAAAGATTTCAAAATCTAAACCTCTAACACCCTGTTTTAATATACTTTTTATATTACATGTGTCTACAAAATCATTCTTATAACTGCCTCCGCTACAACAATTATATGCGCTTTTTATATAATAATCTCTAAATGCATAATTGAATAGGTCTGAGTCATCAATGGATTTAATTTTGCCATTCAGTTCTCCATATACATCATTCATATTTTTACACTGTCTACTTCTTAAACCGCTGTAATAAAAATAATATATAATTGCAATTAATATAAACAATAACGTAATTGAAACTAATAAAACAACAACAGTAGATTCTTTCATTTCTGTTAAAGATTTCAAAGCATTATTTATTGTTTTTTCTGATTCACTCATATTATATTATATATATACTTTTTTAAAAATATTGTTACTACTTTAAGGATTTATTACACCTTTTCTCATTTAAAACGCCCATTTTATGGGCATTTTATAAGTGAAAAGCAACATTTACCATGCGCATTTTCAATGCGCAAAGGTGTAAAACTATATTTTTTTATACTTTTTCTAAAAGTATAATATTATGACAAATAAGTAATTAAATATATAATTATAATATAATAAAGATATGCCCGGCGGCTTGATGAACCTTGTTTCTACAGGACAACAAAATATAATATTAAATGGGAATCCTACAAAATCATTTTTTAAAGCAACTTATCATCAATATACTAATTTTGGACTTCAAAAATTCAGAGTTGATTATGAAGGTTCAAAAACATTACGACTAACAGAAGAATCTAGTTTTACATTTAAAATCCCTAGATATGCTGACCTTTTAATGGATTGCTACATATCTATTGCTTTACCAAGTATATGGAGTCCAATTCTTCCTCCACAGCAAATTACAGAGCAATCAACTGCACAAGGTTTAGGCAATATAGAACAATGGGCCCCATATGAATTCAAATGGATTGAAAATATTGGTGCAAAGATGATTTCAAAAATCAGTATTACTTGCGGCAATTTTACATTACAAGAATATTCTGGTGATTATTTATTAGCCGCAGTTCAAAGAGATTTTACAGGTGTAAAGAAAGACTTATTTGATAAAATGACAGGAAATGTTCCTGAATTAGTCGACCCTGCGAATGCAAATTCACGAGTCAATACATATCCAAATGCTTATTTTACTGGGGATTTAGCGGGTCCTGAACCATCTATAAGAGGACGTATATTGTATATTCCATTAAATAATTGGTTTAGTCTAAAATCACAAATGGCGTTTCCTTTAACATCTTTGCAATACAATGAATTGCACATTAATGTAACATTTCGACCAATTAATCAACTATTTGTAATACGTGATGTTTTTGATGCTACTAACAATTATCCATATATTGCGCCAAATTTTAATTTATGGTATATGCAATTTTATCGTTTTCTACAACCTCCTCCTGACGTATCTGTTGATATAAATTCGTATATTGATTTAAGAACACAATGGAATGCAGATATTCATTTAAATTGTACGTATTGTTTTTTATCAAATGAAGAAGAAAGGTTGTTTGCTTTACAAGAGCAAAAATATTTAATAAAACAAGTGTATGAAAGAAGATTTCCAAATGTAACTGGTCCAAATAAAGTGGATTTGGATTCATTGGGCATGGTTTCAAATTGGTTATTTTATTTCCAAAGAAGTGACGCTAATTTAAGAAACGAATGGTCTAATTATACAAATTGGCCTTATAATTATTTACCATTAAATGTTATACAAGCACCTACATCTGGTTCTTATACTATTTATAGAACAATAAATGGAGTGTTAACTCCTGTTGAAATAGGTCCCGGTGTTAATCCAGATGGAAATTTAACTGGTGTTATGATTAATCAACCATATAATCCTCAAAATGACAAATTAATATTGGTAGCAATGGGTATTTTGTTAGATGGTTCTTACAGAGAGAATATTCAACCCGCAGGAGTTTTTGATTATATTGAAAAATATACCAGAACAAGTGGAAACGCTCCACAAGGGTTATATTGTTATAATTTTGCAATTCATTCAAACAATACTGATTTACAACCATCAGGTGCTATTAATATGAGCAGGTTCAATCAAATAGAATTAGAATTTACAACTATTATACCTCCATTAGACCCATTAGCACAAAGTTTAACAATATGTGACCCTGAAACCGGTTCAATAATAGGTGTTAATAAACCTACATGGCGCATTTATGATTATAATTTTGATTTACATTTATTTGAAGAACGAATTAATATGGTCAATTTTATTGGAGGAAATGTAGGATTAATGTATGCTACGTAAATAAAATAATTTTGTATAAAAAGTGTTAAAAAACACCGTTATTAACTTGAATATATTATTGTATTGCCGAATTTGAAGCAGGAGGGGTCGTCTCAAAAAATTGTCCTGTTGCTGATATTGTCGTCGGATATCTTGGTTCATAATAAGACCTTTTTGTTAAAGGTTCTTCATCTTTTGTTTGTTGAGATATTCCTTCACTATACTTATCAGCCGACTCACGTTTTAGATTATAAAATTGTAATCCCTTATTAAATGAATCAGTCCATGTATCTTTACCTTGATATGCTTTTTGTATTTGCGCATCTTTAGAACCAGGATAAGCCTCCGCAAAATTTATATTTTTCCCATTATAACTTGTTGTTAAAGGACTATATTGCAATTGATTCTGTCCTAATTTACCAGCATCATCATATGGACTTACATCTTTTGTTATACATTCGCTTTGCGGTGTCTCGCCAGAATTGCAACCTTGGCAATCAATATCGGAACTACATTGCTCTCTAGTTATGGCGCATTGAGATTTAGGACCACAAAAATTTTGACAACTAACAGGGTTATTTAGCGGCAAATCTACTGTATGGCTATATAAAGGGGAATTCCTATCATCGTAATTTATTACTGCATCTTTTGGGTAAGGTACTATTTGTTGAAATCCTTCTATATTTAAAATGTTACATACCGATGTACCAAATTTAATAATTATCCAAAATAAAAATAAACAACAAAAAGTATATAGTATAGTATATTTATAATTTAAAGTCATATATATATATATATATTATACTTTTAAAAAAGTATAACAAAAAGAATTTAATATATATTTATTATAACTAATGTCTACAACAGAAGATACAAACGCTATTGATGAAAAAAAAACAGAAGAAACGAGCAGTGACCCTGATTTTAAAGGCTTTGCAAATAATTATATATCTAGTATCATATTTACTATAGGGATTTTAGTGTTTATTATTGGAGGTCTTGGTCTATATACCACAAAAGTAGCCCAAGCAAATATTCTTCCCGATGATATTGAATTAGCCCCATATACTATTTTTGACAGAGTTGTTAACAATATACCAATTGATATTAATATTATGCGAGAATCTTTTTGGTCTGAAAATAAAGAGACTTTTTCACAAAAAATTACATTCGATTCTCAAGAATATTTAGACAGTTTCAATGGTAGTCTTTTATGTTCTATTAAAAAAAATGCAGATCCAAATTCTGGATTATTTGCTAATGCACCTTTATATTTGTCAATAGTTTATGATAACATAGTTGCTAAAAATTTTTTAGCGATCAATACTATTTTCTTCTATTTAAGTTATTTACCTGAATCAATCATTATGTTGTTATATGGATTTTTTGGAATATTTCTTTGGCTAACATTATATTTTTTTAATGTTTGTATTAGTATCTTTTATCATTTTATAAATATACCACAATTATTTAGAGATGTTCCTGAAAATAGTAAACAATGGGAACCTCATGATAACATTTCTTTTTTAAGATTGGGTAAATTTTTATTATTCTTTTTCTTATGGATACCTGTAGGGTTAGTATCTACTTTTATAGTACCCATATTTTTTACTTTATATGGTTTAATTAGTCCTTTATTTGCTTGTTATAAAATTCAAAAAACAAATAAGACTAATGGTATAATGGATTTTATAAGGGATACGTTTGCTTATAAGAAATATTTATTTTTTATTCTTGCAACTATTAGTTTACTATCAAATGGTTTAACATACTTAGGTTCAAATTCGATTATTGGAATTGCAATCGCCATAGGATTTGCATATTTTATGGGTTTATATAATAATGAAATTCCTGAACCAGGTATCGATAATTTTACATCTAAAATTAGACAAAATATGAAACAGGCCCCCGTTGACGTTTCTTATTCAAATTTGGTTGAAATTTGTAAACCAATTCCTGTTATTGATGAAAAATTAGATAGTAAAACAAGTGGAAAACAATATCGAAAACTAACGAAACCCACAAATGTAGGCGGCGATATAGACGAAGCTTTTGAACCAAGTGCTCCTATATCTGACGCTGCTATAAATGACAATGCTATAAATGACAATGCTATAAATGACACTGCTATAAATGACGCTCCTCTTATATCTAATACTTCTTATATAAATGACCCTGATATAAATAACGTTCCTTCTATATCTAATAATTCTTCTATAAATGACGGACAAATAGAATCAGAACCTGGTGTGCAAATGGGTGGAAGAAAACTAAAGAATAAACCTAAAAATAATACAAAAAAATACAATATAAGATTAGTTTAATAACTATTTAAATATAAATTCTTAAAAATAAATATGGGTAAAAATAAAAAAAAAAAATCCAAAAAAAACGAGTTGCCTTTTGTTAGTGTATGCACACCTACATTCAATAGAAGACCTTTTATACCTTATATGATTATGTGTTTCAATCATCAAACATATCCTAAAGATAGAATTGAATGGATTATTATAGACGACGGAACTGACCCAATTGGAGATATTGTAACACAAATTCCACAAGTAAAATACTTTTATTATGATGAAAAAATGCTTTTAGGTAAAAAAAGAAATTTAATGCATAGTAAATGTAATGGAGATATTATTGTTTATATGGATGATGATGATTATTATCCTCCAGAAAGAATTTCACATGCGGTTGATACATTGTTACAAAATCCAAAATACTTATTTGCCGGATCATCAGAAATGCACATTTATTATGGTTCTAAAAATGCAATATATCAATGTGGTCCTTATGCTCCATATCATTCAACAGCAGCAACTTTTGCATTTAGAAAAGAACTGTTGTCCCAAACAAGTTATAATGAAGAAAACGCTCTAGCGGAAGAAACTAAATTTACTAAGGGGTTTTCTATTCCTCTAGTTCAATTAGATTCATTGAAGACTATTTTAGTTTTTTCTCATAAACATAATTCTTTAAATAAGGAAAAACTTTTAGAAAATCCATCACAGACGAAAACTCAACCATCTCGTTTTAATATAGACGATTTTATACAAGACCCTGTTTTGAAAGATTTTTATATGTTTAGAATGAATAAAGTATTAGACGAATATGAACCAGGTAGACCAGAAAATAAACCAAAATTATTAGAACAAATAAAAAAAATAGAAGAAGAGCGTGAAAAACGAATTGTAGAACATAATAAAATGTTGGAATCACAGCAAAAATTATTGTCTACGGTTTATAAGCCAATTAATAAAGATATTGATGATTTGCGGAATGAATATGAAAAACAGATTTCAAACAAGAATATAATAATTAATGAGTTGTTAAAAAAGGTTAAGATATTAACAAATGAATTAAACGAATATAAAATGCATAAAAGTAGTGTATAATATATAAAGTATAAAACAATATAAAGCGTTATTATAATGTAATATATTACCGAGTAATATGTATTACGAAGATTTGTTGGAAACTGTCCCTGATACCGAGTTCACATCTATCGAAAATTCATTTGACAATAAAAAAACTACATCAGCGGCAGTTGCTAGGAAAATTGATAGAAATTATGAAAAATTTGTGGTTCCTTTTAATAAGACTTGGAATGATGGTAGGTATTATAAAAGTATTGTTGTAGAACTTTATGGTTCAGGACAAACAGATTCTAGAATTAGAAACGCAGTAACAGGGAAAAGATGTTCATATTTAGTTGGTTCTGAAGCAGAAAATTTATTTTTTAAAGTTAAGGATTCAACTGGTCGAAAAGGTAGAAAATATCCTCTTGTACTATTTTATGATTCTCCAGAGCAATATGAGAATCATCATTTTACTAGTGTAAGTCAGCAAATTAAAAATAAATGGCAAGAGAAGCAATTAGATGCTAGGAAGAGAATGCAATAATTTTAACGCACTAATGAATCATATACTATTTGGAAATATTGATAATAAAAAATTTTATTATCAATAAAATTGTAAAACTTATCTTCAGTTATCAAATATTATTTAATTATTTAATTATCTAAATCATCATCATCGACTATTGTTTCTTCAATTTCCGCAGCATCTTCCTTTGTATATTTTTCTAAATATCTATATATTCGATTAATATCTAATTTTGAAATATCATAATTTTCAAATAATAACGCTATTTCGTTATCAGTATGTTTATTTTTTAAATCTAAAAAAAAAGCAAACATGTCATTTTTATCCATAGATAGTTCTTGACATAAATTTTGAATAAATATCGAATTATTGTATTCGGTTGAATATTTTGTTAGTACCTTAGTAAATCTAACTTCAGAAGGATTAAATTTATGTTTTTTCTTAGTACCAAATGTTTCGTGGTAAATATAATTATTTTTAAACGTTTTTATTAATGAACTCATTTCGTTGAATTGCCATATTTGTTTCTGAAATGTTATTCTATCAATATAATCTGCAAAACACATGTTGTCTAATATTTTTAAATAAAATGGTAATGCTTCATGTTTATTAACTTTTCCTAAAACATCTACTATATTTTCATGCCATAATAAACCAACTATTGTTCTATCTGTTTCATTCATTATTGTTAAATGGTCTTCAATTGTATAATTATTGTTAATTAGTTTTTTTGTTATTTTTCTAGTATCATCATTATATGATTTCATTAAAAATATATTCTGAATAATGTTGTTGTTCAAAATATTTTCTTTATTTTTATGTAACTCGTAAATTGTTTTTAATTTTCTTAAATCTCCTTGAATAAAATCTATTGTGTTTGATTTTATAATCTCTTCTTGTAAACTAGGCATTAATTTGTCGATTATACAATTCATTTGTGTTTTTGTTGGAGATTTTAATTCAATTACATGACAAACTTTCATTAGTTCTTTTATTTTTTTATCAATATGATAATTACCAACACATATTATTGGATTCAATGTTATTTCTTCTAAACGTTGTTTTTTTGTTTTTTTAGGTCTTATAATTTTTATTAGTGAATTGATTCCTCCTTTGTCGCCATTGTTCATACCATCTATTTCATCCATAATTATCGCTATACGTTTTATTTTTTTATAAAACATACTCATCACATTTTTATCAGACATATTATGTTTTGTTATTGTGTCAATTATCGATTTATTCCTTATATCACCTGCATCATATTTAATTATATCATAATCTAATTCTTTCAAAACATTAGATACAAATGTTGTTTTTCCTGAACCAGGGTTGCCATAAATATATATTCCTTTTTTTGTAGTTAAGTTGTGTTTATTTTGTTCAAAATCTTTTAATATAGCCTTCATTTTATTGGATTCTTCATCACGATTTAACAAACTATTTATATTTATGTTCTCCATCTTATATATTGAATAGTGTTCTTTTTATGTTGATTTTTACTTAAACCTAGTTCTTTTAATAATTCTCCTATTATTTTTCTACATTTTGTTGATTCATTTTCAATTGTATATGACTCTAAAAATATCAAATAATTTAGATAAATACATTCTTTATAATAATATTTTGACACTTTTATCCATCTTTTATAATTTTCTTTTAATAATTGATTGAATACAAAATCATTATCTTGTCTTACCATTGCCCTTATATAATTTTCCATTTGACCATTATTTTTAATAATATTTGTTAATAAACTATGTTGTTTTAAGTAATTTGTCTTATTTAAAAAAGCAGTTACACTTCTTGGAATATATGACTCAATTATATCAACTAATTCATAGGGTAGTTTATCAATATTTTTAAAAAAATCTTCTGGTTTACTTGAAAATTTCTTATTGTTATACATATTTTATTAACATATAAATATAATTAAAATTTAGACATTTTGACATGTAAAGTCGGCATTTTACATGTCCAAAGGTTCAATATGTTTTATTATGTTTCTTCGTCTTCTTCCTCATCAACGTCTTCTGTTTCATCGCATGGGTTTGCAACTCCTGATGTAATTCCGTCCCATGTTACTTTACATGACGTAGCCCATTTATATTTGTTACACGCACCTTCATCTCCGGTAAATGGGTCTTGATTAAAATTCATTGTATTGGGGTTACCTTCAGATGGTATATTGCATCTTCCTAAACTCTTTGAATTAAAACATGCTTCTCCATTACCAGACATGTCAACCCAATAATCTGGACAATCACCTACTACAGGTGGCCAAGTTTCGCCATATTTAGCATTAGATAATGCCATGCCAATTATTACTAATAATACTATTAAAATAATAATCGCTACTATTAATACTATCTTTTGGAAATTCATTTATATATTATAATGGTAAAAAAATCAAATATACTTTTAAGAAATATACTTTTAAGAAATATACTTTTAAGAAATATACTTTTAAGAAATATACTTTTAAGAAATATACTTTTAAGAA